CAATCTGTCCATAGGTTTGCGCGTTGCGTTCATCTAGCTGTTCACTCATCTTTGCCTCCTTCGAGCTCGTCAATCAATTCGTCCACTTGTGTATCTGTCATGAGCTTTAATACCCAATCAACTAAATAGTCCGTACTGCACCCATACATAAACTCAAGCACCATCTCTTGATACTCGTCATCCCACTTGGTTATATCAGCCATCACACACCTCCAAAGTTTTCAATCGCATCTAGAGCTTCAAGTATGCAACTGTCTGCACAACTCATCGCGCTCTCTGCTGTGCCGTTGTCGTTCTTAATAGCGTAGTCATACACCCTAGCTAATAAGTCTTGCGCTCTGCATAGGTCATTTATAATTAGTTCTTTATCTGCACTCATCTCAATCCCCTTTTGGAAATAAAATATTTGCTGTGTATTCAATCACATTCCAATTGATACCATTGTTTGCATCGAAGTTATTTGCTAGGTCATCTAGCACCTCAATACATTGTTCCTCATCTAAGTCATCTCGAACTGATTGAACGTCCTCAATGTGCCACTCGTCTGATAAATACCACGTGCCTTTCTCGTTCTGTGTCATGTGTGCCATGCTTAAATCTCCTCGTCGTCTAGTGTTGATACAATTTTTAGTTCTGTCTCTAGGTAATACATACAATCGACACCGCGTTGACTAATCTCAATGTCGCCCTCGCTACTCTCACCGATACGCACAAACTCCGTACTCAAACCCCATTGTTCTGCGCTATCTAGTAATTCATGCCATCTCTGTACCTCCTCATACTCATCGTACCATTTAGAATATTCACAGTTCAAGTAAATAATCGATAAGTCTTTGTCTTGTAAGCCTTTTTTGACTATGTCTTTGATGTTATCACCAAAGTCTTTACGCACTTGGTTGTATAGGTCGTGGCTCACATCAATGAACGCCCCCAACTGCGAGGCCGTGCCGTAAATTAAACTCTTTACATCGCTTCTATATCCCATGATTAAACTCCCATATTAAATATTGTTACATCAACCTTGAACCCCAAGTCCTCTAGCCATGACTGTGCTTCGTCTCGCACTTCGCTTGCCGTCATCAAATCGGGGTTGTCCGCGTCCTCGTATGCCATACTCATGTCAATCACTAACTTATAACGTAGTTCTTTAATCGGTTCATGTTTTGGTGTTGTCATCGCTATACCCTCTCAATCTTAATTACAAACTCATCACTTAAATATATCCTTGCGTTCGCTGTGTCTAATTCTGCGTTCGGAAAACCCCAACAAAAATCTAAATCTGCGTGGCCTTCATTCTCAAATAGCTTGTCATATATTTCACTCGCTATGTCACTCTCGAAGTATTTTTGTTTTTCACTAGGTAGCTTGGCTTGCGCTTCGAGATAATCCACAACCATCTGCATAAACTCGGTAGCTTCTTTGCGCGTCATACCATTAACCGCCTCCATCACCTTTTCTCGTGTAATCTCCATCTCAATCCTCCTCTACCAATCGCATGACTGCTACATGGGCGCGCGTACTCATCTCATCTGATATTGCCATCATGAGCCTCGCGTACTCGTCTAAGTCTAAGCCCTCTATCTCATCAGCTTGTGCAACTGCGTTCAGTACGTCCTCGTAAATGCGCCCTGCCCTAAAAGAAAACGCTTGGTTAGTCATGTTCTACCTCCTTAATAGTCATGCTAAAAATGTCATCGTTTAAGTTAAACCAATCTGCAAATTCTCTAAACGATAACTTAATTGTTTGCTCAGTCTCGTGGTTAAATACTTCAATAATCAATCCACTCATCTCACACCTCCTAATGATTAAAATATATAAAGCTGTTTTCAGTCTCGCCTACAAAGTGTCCTTCGTCCTCTAAATATTGTCGCACTGCATCAGCTAGGTTACCCTCGTCATCTGCATCGTGTTCAATACTATAGGCGCGTTGAATATCCTCTGCACTGTCCTCGCTAAAATCGCAACATATCGCAATTACATCAAGCTCCATGTCGCTATCCAACTCATCAAGGTATTCAAACAATATCCCAAGCCCCTCGTAACTGAATTGGTTCTCACGCCCACAATTAAAAAACTCACGTCTAAAATCGTTGTTATCAATTGTCATTTTCATGCTGTTACTCCTCGTCTAATAAAAAAGGATATACATCTCGCACCATATCCACTAAATCGTTGTCGTTCATCTGATTGATATTATCCTCTAGCGTATCAGCTACAATTCCTACCATCGTATCCCAATCCATACCTTCCAACGCTTCGTTGATATATGCACTTACTAAACTCTCTCTATTAAATCCACTCATTTTGCTACTCCTTATCGGTTAAACTGCATCAATCTGTCACGAATACCAAATATACTTTGCGGAATGTCACTCGCTTGCTCGGTATCGTAAATTACTCCCGTGTCCTTCCAAATCTCATACCTGTCATTCACAAACCAATACTTACCTGCGCTTAAAATTCCCATGCTATGCAATCCTTTCGTAACAGTTCTGTCTGTCGTAGTAGTCATATAAATCTCGCTCGTTAAACTTGTTTGCTAAATACCTTAATAAATACTGCGGTAATATTCCGTCCTTGTTTGCTTTCGCTTGCTCGTAGTCATAAAAACTAATGTATCCATCGTACGATGTCGTCGCTTGTTTAAGATACTGCATGAATTCTACATCGTTGTCAAATTTACCCAATAGGTCGTCCAGTTCGCGCTCTGTAATGTCTGCACCAATCGTGTCCGTCCTAAAATTGTAATACTTCGGGCTTATCAGTTCTAGGTTCGTGAAGTCTATGTCTAGGTCGTAGTCGTCTTTTAACCACTCGCTAAAAATGTTAGTCCACTCGCGCATATACTTAATATAACTTTGCCTCCAATCCCAATCCTCCAACTTATCGGTTTCAATATTGCCGTCGAAGTCCATATGCCACGCTTCAACTGCGCTCTCAACTAGGCTCTCATGCTGTGAGCCGTAAAGGCCTCCGAATTCAATTGTCGTTCTCATAGTGTCAACTCCCTCGTGTATGTAAAATATTCCGTGTCGTAGGTGTCCTTGTCCTCGTATCGCATATCCTCCAACTCTTTAAAATAGGTTCGTAGTTCGTTAGTTATGTGCTCAGGTAAATCTAAAATACTCAACTGCTCTACTTGTCCGTCGTCCCACATAATTGAAATTCTGCACTCGGTTAAATAGTTTTTACTCATGTCTTACTCCTCGCTCTCGTCTAGTCTCACGTAAAATCCACAATATAATAGTTCAATTGCGGTTTGCTCAGCCTTGTCCTTGTCCGTGTAAACCTCCTCCGTCCAATCGTTGATATATTTATTACTGTCGTTGCTGTATGTAATTATGTATTTCATGATTTATACCTCCTTAAATTTATAGTGTTCAGCTTGCTCGTCGTCTAGTAAAAAAGCACATACGCAAGCGTTTTGCGCGTCGTAGCGTAATCCGTCAAATCTAAAATTAAAGCCACTATCACGTGACAACTTGCATAAAGCCCCATGTAATGATTTAGCATTGGTCTTAACTCGCGTAACCCATGAATAGTTCGCCTCGCCTCCATAGGTATCCGTAATCTCAAAATAAAATGTCGTCGTAGTCATGTCATTACTCCTTATTCGGTTTCAAAATCAAAATCAACCACATCAATGTCGTTCTCTAAAATATAGTTCTGTATATCGCGTTGTATATTCGCCCACGTTCCTGTCAACTGTGCCGTTCTCGTTGTGCCGTCATCTAAAGCAAAATATACGTTAAATGTCTCTAGTTCGTCCATCTTAGTATCCTCTCGTTTTTGAGTTATATCGCGGTTTTGTTCCGTCGATGAATTGCATGTTAATGATTTTTACACGCTTGTCAAATTTTGAGTATCGGTTTGCGTAACAGCGTGAATTCAATGTAATCAAAGACTTAAGGTCTCGCGTAACAGTGCTGTTACGTTTTTGTTACGCTGTAAGTTATTGAATTTGCTACGTTTTTTAGTGTTTTTTGAGGTCGTGTAACAGTTTCCAAAAAAGACAAGGGAGGGCTAAATCTGCGAGGCCAGCGTGACGTTTAATAGTCTCTAATAATAATAATTTTTAGTTAAGTTATATATATATATAGCGTAACTTGTTACACGGCACTACCTTTTGCTTTTAAAATCATGCACTTATCGCGTAACTAGCGTCGCCTTAAATCCTGTTACGTTGTTACTGGTCTTTTAATTTCGTCGTGGTTCGTCGTTTCCCCTCCGACAGCATTATGTTTTCGTCGTTTTTGGTCAGAGGGGCTCTGTAACTTTCGCTTTTTTGGCTTGACGACGCGCGAAGCGACGCGCCGTTTGGCTGGCTGGCTGATTTTGTCACTCGTTCCTCCCTTTCGGGAGGAACTTTCTATGCGTAGTACCTAGCAACTGTTACTGCGTCGCCATCATCAGTTAACCGAATCAGAACCCCACTAAAAAAACTATCGTTCGATATACCATGCCACCCTAAAAGTTTAATTGCATCTGGTGTACGCATGAACTCCCCTAAGTCATAGTATTGGTTTTTGTATTTAAAGAATTGTGCGCTATCTAATTCCTCGTTTGGATAGTAATCGAACTCGCTACGCCATTGTTGTGGTAGTGCATAGCCAAATAGTATTTCACGCCTTTGGTGGTTTGTTATAATTTCCATGATTAAAACTCCTTTATAGCGGGGGTTGTTAGCCCCCTGTGGTTTAGTATTGGTTTAGGTTTCTTACGAAGCTGTCGTTGTCCGTGTGTTTCTCGTAGATTGCAACTTCTTCGCCAAGAGCTTTCATAAACTTCGGTGCATCACAATCTTCTTCTAAGTATGCAAAGCGGTCATCTCTGTAACTGTATGCGCTTATCTCAATACCTAGTGATTTAACTTCTTCTAGCGGAACTTGCAGCCATCCGTGCGCTGGGTCTGTATGGAACATATATGCTTTGGTTGTGTAATTGCTCATGATTATTTCTCCTCTATTAGATTATCAAAGAATGACTGTGGTTTAATATCAATCCAGTCGTAATACTTCAGCCAGCTGTTAATGTGCTTGCTTGTGGTGCGCGACCATTGTTTATCCGTCTTAAATGCTTTGTTCGGTAAGTCTACGTACATAATGCAAGCGACGGGTGTTGTGTAACTGAATAACACTGCCTTACCATCAAAATGCAACACGGTTTGGTTACTGCCTATTGGTTGTAGTTTCATTTGTAATTCTCCTTTATAGCGGGGGCTTTCACCCCCTGTGGTTTAGTCCTGCTCTTTGAATTCACCTTCTACTTGTTCAATCGTCTTGAATAGTTTGGCTAGCATCTCGTTTGATTCCTCTAGTCGCCCTACGTTTTGCATCCAAATCATGAACTCTAATTGGAATTTAAGAACTGCTTTTAATTGTTTCGGTTGTTTCGTTTCCATCTTGATACCTTTCATAGCGACCGAAGTCTTTTGGTTAATGTTGTTGTCGTGTTTCGACGCTTTCCATTTTACTGATATTAGCAACCATGTCAAATTCCCCATTCCGCGACCCTACGCCACCCCAACCCCCCAAAATCTGCGCGAGCCTACCGCTTGCCCTGCGGGCTTATTTTGAAGACACGTCGACCAATTTTTAAAATAAAGTACCCCCATGCCTTTAAAATCAAGGGCTTAAAATTTTTATTATAAAATTTTTGGGGTTTGTCTGTAATAAATCGTAAATTATGCGATACAAACTAAATAGCTTTGAACAGATTACACACAAACTACTTGACAAACCGTGAAACATCTGTGCACAATCACGCACATGACGACAAACCGAATCCAAGTAGGTGATTTATTGGGCGAAGTTAAGTTGTACGAACCGCATATAATGCGCAAACCCATGAAAGCCGAGGACCTAGTGCCTGAAGAACAGATAATTGATGCTGCTGCAAAGACGGCACAAGATATTCTTGCCCGAAACGGGATTAAAGACGTTGCGTTCAGCGACGAAGACACCAAAGACGTCCATAAAAAGTTCGAGAACCACCTATCCGAGCTCGCTCCAAACACAAAACCCTCAGATTACGCAAACTCTACCCCCCAGGGCGCGTTGCGATTCAAAGCAATCGTAGATGAATACGACCATAGCGTCATAGAACACGCTGACCAAATCAGAACAATGGTAACAAACAAGCTAATTGAGTTATTTGACGCAAAAGACCAGCGAGTTCAGATTAAAGCTGCCGAATTATTGGGTAAAATTGCTGATGTTGGGATGTTTGTGGAGAAACAAGAGATTACATACAAGAATCAATCCTACGATGAGATTGAAAAACGTTTACGTGAGAAGTTAGGGTTGATTATTGACGGTGAAATTATAGAAGACAGTATCGTTACCAAAATCCCAGGGCAAATCATTGAGTACGACCCAACAAATCCAGATACACAACCCCTGCCATACACACCAAAGATTACCCGCGAAACGTTACGTCATATTATTACGGATTAAACGATGTCGCAAAGTATAGAAGCGATTGTTGCGCAGTTGAGTAAAGCGTCTAAGGACGAAAAAGAAAAGATAATAACTAATATCAAGAAGAATAACCCGCGTGACTTAGTGGATATTCTAATGATGCTAGATGAGTTGGATAACCGAGACAATCGGGAGTTGGCGCAAGGTGGGTTACTAGAGTTTATTAAAGCAGTTTACCCTAACTACAAGGTCGGAGCGCATCACAAACGACTAGCTAAATTATTAGAAGAGGCCATCAATGGTGACAAAAAACGTATTATTGTTAATATCGCTCCTCGGATGGGTAAGTCTGAGTTGGTGTCTTATCTGTTTCCGGCGTGGTTTTTGGGGCATCACCCTGACAAAAAAATCATTATGGCTACACATACCGCGGACTTATCTACTACTTTTGGTAGGCGGGTGCGTGACTTGGTTAATTCAGATGAGTATCGCAACGTATTTCCTGATGTAGCACTCAATCAAGATGCGAAAGCAGCTGGGCAATGGAATACCAGCGTTGGTGGTCAGTATTATGCAGCAGGTGTGGGTGGTGCGCTTGCCGGTCGTGGTGCCGATGTATTTGTGATTGATGACCCGCACTCAGAGCAGGAAGCCAAGACAGGTAACCCAGGGGTGTTTTTATCAGCGTGGGAGTGGTTCCAAGCAGGTCCGTTACAACGGTTGATGCCTAACGGGGTGATTATTGTAGTGATGACTAGATGGTCGATGTTAGACTTGACAGGGCAGTTGGTCAACCACATGATAAAAAACCCAGACGCTGACCAGTGGGAAGTGGTGGAGTTTCCAGCGATATTAAATGAAAACACAGAAAACGAGCGGTCATTGTGGCCTGAGTTCTGGCCCCTAGAAGAGTTAAAGAAGAAACGTGCTGGCATGGATACACGGTACTGGTCAAGCCAGTACTTACAAAACCCGACAGCCGAAGGCGCACAGATAATTAAGCGTGAGTGGTGGAAGTTCTGGGAGAAGGAAGACCCGCCAAGATGTGAGTTTACAATCATGTCATTGGACGCTGCGCAAGAAAAACATAACCGTGCCGACTATAATGCGATAACGCTATGGGGTGTATTTTTTAACGAAGAGACAAACCAGAACAATATCATACTGTTAAACGCATGGAAGGAACGGATGGAGTTCCCAGAATTAAAACGTGCCATGATAGATGACTACAAAGAATGGGAACCGGACTGTTTTATTGTGGAAAAGAAATCAGCGGGTGCAGCATTGTACCAAGAGTTACGTTCTATGGGAATACCAGTCTCTGAGTTTACGCCGTCTAGAGGTAATGACAAGATTGCACGGGCTAACTCAGTTGCTGATTTGTTTGCGTCGGGCATGGTGTGGGCCCCCCTGGATAGACGTTGGGCGCAAGAGGTAGTACAAGAGTGTTCAGAGTTCCCTGTAGGTACGCATGATGACTATGTGGACAGTGCGTCACAAGCACTCATTAGGTTCCGTAAGGGTGGGTTTATTCAGTTACCAAGTGACGAAAAAGATGAGTATGATTCATATAGACGGTTTTCAGCACAGAAATTTTACGCAGTATAACAGCAAAGGATAAGATATGGCAACAAATATGGATAAAGGGTTGTACACAGCGCCCGTTGGACTAGAAGCACTAGCAGAACAAGATATGCAGCCTGATATTGAAATCGAGATTGAGGACCCGGATAGTGTGTCCATTGAGATGGATGGCTTGACGGTAGAGCTAGAACCAGGCGCAGGTACGGATGAAGAGTTTGGTGCTAACTTAGCTGAGTTTATGACATCAGGTCAGCTTGCGCAGTTATCGGGTGACTTGTTAGGTGAGTACGACTCAGACGTTAATTCTCGTAAAGATTGGCTTGATACATACGTAGATGGCATTGAGTTATTAGGGATGAAGCTAGAAGACCGGACTGAACCGTGGCCTGGCGCTTGCGCTGTGTACCACCCACTACTTGCTGAGGCGATTGTGAAATTCCAAGCCGAAACCATGATGGAGACGTTCCCAGCAGCGGGTCCTGTTAAGACACAGATAATTGGTAAGCAGACACCGGATAAAGAAGACGCAGCTGAACGTGTACGTGACGACATGAACTACGAGTTAACCGAAGGGATGCCTGAGTATCGCCCTGAGCATGAGCGCATGTTGTGGGGTCTAGGTCTAAGTGGTAACGCGTTTAAGAAGGTGTACTATGACCCAAGCTTAGAACGCCAAGTATCTATATTTGTACCAGCAGAAGACATCGTAGTTCCGTATGGTGCGTCATCATTACAAACAGCGCCACGTGTTACGCACGTCATGCGCAAGACTGAGAATGAGATTAAGAAGTTACAAGTGGCTGGGTTCTATTTAGATATAGACTTAGGCGAACCATCGCACGTCATTGAAGAAGTAGAGAAGAAGATTGC